GTCGGCGATTGCGGCTGCAGTAGTTCCAGCGTATCCGCGCGTAATAGTCAGCGTTTTGGTACCGGTATTGATTGCGGAAACGTACAACAGCTCATCCGCGATCTTAACAACGTGACCTACACGGAAAGGCTCGACGTTAACGACAACGACCGAAGTATCACCGACCAGCTTAGCGCCGTTAACCGTAGATTCGTCGCCAAAGATTTCATCCTCGAACCATTGGTGCGTAGTCTGCGTTACTGCATCGCTAAAACCGAGCAGGCTCAACATTGGCGTAGTGTGTGGGTTCAGCAGCAGCAATTCGTCGACAACGGAATACTTTTTACCGATCATATCGGCTGTGTAAATTTTAGACATTTAATAGTTCCCCCTAGTTTTTGGATAGAGTAAAAAGGCCGCCCATATTGGACCGCCTCAGTAAAGCCGCTATTATTTTTCGAGTTGAAGCTTAAGCGCCGAGTATGCCGCGCGGTCTTCCGGTTTGCCGGACTTGCGCGCCTTCTCCGCAGCTTCCTTGAGCATTTGTTCCTTCGTCTTGTCCGGAACGTTATCGCCACCACTTGCGCCACCAATCGGTTTAGCCTGCGTCTTCTCAACGAGATAAGCGTGCGCAGCGACCAGCGCTTCAACCGCTTCCTTTACGCCGACTGCGTTCCCTTCGTCATCAACTGTTACCGCGCTTAAATCCGCCAGTTTCACCGCAGCCGCTAAACGGTCAGCCGGCACGTTAGCCTCGCGCGCAAGCGTCTTAAATTCAGCGTTAATAATGCGTTGATTAGCGGCGGTCTCACGCGCTGTGCTACGGTCCTCCGCTTCCTGCGCCTTCTTAAGCGCTTCGGCCTTCTCCGCTTCCAGGCGTTCGGTATCGGACAGTTTCGCTTTCTCGCGGTCAGCCTCCGCTTGTTCTAGCGCGGTAAGCTTAGTCTTGATATCGTCATAATCTTCGCGGCCTTTACGGTCACGCGCGAGACGTTCGGCAACAATGCGGTCTAGATCCGCTTGGCTGAACGTCTTATCGGCCTCGGGCGGCGTTGGGTCTGGCTTCGGATCAGCCGGATCGGGATCGCCTTCCGCAAATAGCTGCAGATTCATCGGATATCTACTTACGTGCTCATCAATTACGTTAGTCATAGTGTCTCCTCCGGTTAAGGTCCGTCGACCATCGTTTGTGTGACGCGGGTTGCGTCAGTAACCGTAAAGTTTATCGCGTCAATTCACGTCTGGACGCGGAGCCTTATTGCTCCATTTATGCTGCAAGTAGTTCCGGAGTCGGCGCTGTGACCGCGCATTCCGGGATTGTGTTACGGATGATTTCGATAGCTTCAATACATGGGCGCGATCTGCGGTTACGATCGTAATAGCCGCGCACATAATTCGTAAATACTGTGAACTTACGGTCTAGGCGTAAACCTCTTGGCGTATTGGCGTACATAAAAAAGCACCAACGCAAGGCGTCGGCGTTCGATTTGGTAGTTAGTGTGTACAGCGGGCTTTTACGGCCTGACTGCCCTGCTGGGTGCTCTTTAAGTGTTGTGTTTATTCCTCTCTTAGATAACGCTGACTGCATGTCTTCAAAGAAGCTCTTTGTAGCTCCGCAGATTAAGAGTTGAAGGTCGTTCCATTGTTTCCCGTGTTTCATATTTCCGTCACCTTCGAATACGCCTCGCGTAAAGTCCCAGAATAGGTAGTCTGGAACATCAGGTATTGAAGTATTGAACGTCTTATCATTTCTAGCCATTCCGTGTGTGAATAAATCTTCTGTCATGCCCTTACGACATACCCGAAGGTAAGCGAACTGTCTACCATCCTCCTGGACCCCTTGAAAGACTGGACCGGTAAACCGCATGACGTTTTTAATCTTTTCAAGCACATCAGTATCATGGGATTTAAGCATTAAGCGAATCTGACCGCTTTTCTCATCGACAGAACCATCTGTTACCAACCAGCCAAATACCCACGCGTTTTCTCTAGTCCATTCCTTAAAGAAGTCCTCGTTAACGCTGTGCACCTTCCGGACTAAGTCTCCCAAATCAACAAACCCCTTCGGTTCGATTCCTTGAGGGAAAGCCGCGCAGAGCGTCAAGGTCACGCCTTTTCGGTGATCAGCCTATCGCGGCAAAAGAAAAACCGCCCTATTCAGCGGTCAACAGTTTTGGGTCTCGTATCGGTGTAATTACGTGGCGACAATTCGGCACGCTGTTGTCTCCGGTTTCCCGAAGTATCGGACTATCCCATGGCCTCGAAAGGCCCCGCTATTATAGTCTCTGCACGTCCCTGCCTACTTTGCGATTGCGATTAACGCGAGCAGGTTTCGCTCAGGATTGCCATAGCGCAAGCGCCGTAGGGTTCCCTGAGTTTAAGCGGTTATTCGATGCGGATCACTCCGCAAAGCCACCCGTTTGTCGATGGAAAATTTCGTTACGTGGAAGGTCCGCGAAATACCGGTAATCCCCCGGAGCGTCCGGCGTCAGCTTAACGATCGTTCCTTCGTAGCCGCGACACTTATCTATCGCGTTATGACGCGAAATCACTCCGTAGTAAGCGCCGCGACCGACCGCCTCGTTTACGGCCGCCTCACGGTGCGTTGACGCCATTTTCGTGCGCGTTACCATCTTGACGTATACTTCCGGTTGCCACCTGCGGCCGGCTGCGTCGATGATTCCGGTGTTCACCGCATTACCTAACGTGCCTTTCATCCGCTGCAGAATGTCGGCGTTAAGCGTTCGATTCCCGTTAATCCCCCGCGTAAGGTTAGCACGCATTGAATCGGCGGTAGCCTGGCGCACGGCCAGCTTAACGCGGCGGTCAACGTTTTGCGTAACCGCTAATAAATCCGCCTGTGTATCCGCGACTGCCGACGCTACAAACTCGCGGTTAATCCGGTTAAACTTAACGATCTTCTCCGCGTCCTCAAGCGTAGACGCAGCGCCGAGGCTGACGATGGACCGCGCGATTCCGTCCGTGGCGGCCAGCGGTACATAGCGGTCGACCCACGCTGCGGACTCCGTATTGAGTCCACGCAAAATATCCGCAACCTCGGCGAGCGTAGCTTTCGCATTCGCGCGTGACATTGCGGTTAAGTCTAAACGTGAGAGTTCCGCGCTAATCGATAGCAGCGCATTCTTGTAGGCGCGGACGAGCAGCGCAATTTCGTAATCGTACGTCGGGTCCGGAATCAGCGGTATCTGCGCCGTCATTCGTTAAACACCGTCGATTCGACCGTTCCCAATGTACGCTCCTCATCCGCATCAATCCGCGTAATGATTTCGGCAGCCTGCGCGTCGTCAACGCCGTCGAGCGTCTTCACTGCGTCGTGTACGGATTGCGTAGGCTTGCCGCCGGTACGGATATTAGCGACTTCGGCCGCTTCCTTTTCGTCAATCGGAAGTCCGTCGCGCCAAACGATACGCGGATAAATCGGTTCGTAGGGAACCCACCCGTCTACACCGCGATTTGCGAAGTTTTCGAGTTGCATCGCAGTCCATATAGCGTCGCGGAGAGCGCGGTCTACGTGCGCGCGGATGCGGTTGACTTTCGCGAGGATCGGCATAAAGCGCGCTTTGATTGCACCACTGTCCGTATGCGACGTGCCAGTTCCGCCCTTATCGTTGGCGAGCGTTGTTCCGAACAGCCATTGCGGAGTTTCGCTCATTTGGTATACGATGCCGAGTAAGATGTCCAATTCCTTAAACGCGGATTCGAGCTGACCTTCCCATACCATATAGCCCGGAGCCTGGTCTTCCTTGCTGATCGGTATGTAGCGTCCGCCTCCACGTAAAGCGCCCGCCGCACTGTCGCCATCATCACCGAGGTCTTCCGGACCGTACATCCACGGATCGCTGTGCTTCCAGAGGATATAGTCAATCTGAGCCAAGCGTTCGTTAATCGCGCTCAATACGCTTTCCAGCTTCTCTACTCCGTTGATTCCTTCCCAGCGGTCGTCAACGCTTTTGTACGGAATATGGCGGATTAAGAGCTCCGGCGTACCCGTCTCAACTACGTCAACCTCGCGTCCGGTAGCGATCTGCTCGCCGATAAGATACGTAGAAATCGGCACGCCCCACTCGCTATTAACGCCGGCTTCCGTCAGCTCATAACGCTCATACACGATGTAGCCCGGCACATAGCGCTCGACTACGAGGTACGGCACGTATGACGTTGGCTTTCCGTAGAGCCAGCGCACAATCTTACCGCCGGGTTCTTCGACCCAATCGATCCACGCGACGTTAATCGCGCTGAATTTCTTGCGGGAACCGCGCGATAGCTCCGGAAATACGATGTTTGCCGGTACCGCTTCGATAATCGGTTCTAAGCGTGCTTCTGGCGCAGTCAAACCGAGTTCTTCCGTTTCAGTCACGTCAGCACGCGAGGCAAAATACGTTTTCAAGAACGAATCGCCGCGATAGCCGCCGCCGATCGTGAGTTCGTGCGCGGTCAACGTGAGGTCGTTCTCTTCGACGATCGAGTCCAAGCGCTCCTGTTCACGGCTGCCCGGACCTTTACCGCTCTCATACGTTGGTGGTTCGCCAGTAAGCAAATCCGCCGGCTTCGTTAGCAATATGTCCATCAAGTTCACCGCGATGAATAGCGTCTTAAGCTGCGCGGCGTGTGGCGTATCTTTCAATAGCGACGACGCGCGGTCGTAAATCTCCGGATGGCGACCGTCGAATATCGTGCGGCCACGTTTATAACGAGCCAGGCGCGGTATATCGCGCTCCGGCGGGTAAATTTCGCCTGTCGCAAATAGCTTCGCCAAATTAGCGTCCTCCTTTCGTTTTACATTCCTGCGGGTTTACTGCGTACCTTACGCTTAGCTTTCGCGACGTTCTCGACCGCCATCGACAGCGCATCCGCCGAGTCAACGTAGTCGCCGCGAGGAAACTGCGCTAATTGGTCGAGTAGCATCGTATGGCCGGCGTTGAGAATGAGCGTTTTATTATGGAATAGCGGTTCGAGCGCTTCAATACGCTCGTCTTTGCCGGATTTATGCGCCTTAACATCGTTTAGCCGCGTTTTAGATAGCCCCTCGATGCGCAACCGCTCCTGTAGCTGGCGGTAAAATTCGTGCTGCGCGTTAATCGTCTCAACGCTGAAAACGTGATGCTTGAACGTTCGAATCCGCTCGACAATTACGTCGAGTATCTTGTGCGGCTGCTCTTTCGTTGCATACTCGTCAAGCACGAAGACATAGCCGGTCTTATCGTGGCGGCCTACGGTCAGGACGGCGTTATAGCAGGACCGCGCGTTTTTACCTTGCGCAATATCCCATGCGCCACTTATCGTTAGCTCCGACAACGGTATCCGCAGGTCTTCGTATCGGATAAAGCGCCGGCCGTGTTCGTATTCATAGCGGTAGTAACCGTACTGGTCCGGGAAGAAGAATTGCTCGTCTTCGCTGAATGCTAGATTCCGGAACTCCGAGTTATATGCGCGTGTTCCCATGTTCACCTTTTCGTGCATAAGCGCCCGGTAAGTCCAGCGCCAAGGCCACGCCAAAATAACGCCGGATTCAAGCTCGGCGCGATGTTCGTTATAGAATGCGTCAGGCTCCGTCATGTCCTCGGACCGCGCGTAGATTTCACAATACCGTTCCCATAGCTGCGGATTATCCGGCTCCGACACCACTGCGCCATGGAACGAGGATTCGAAGTCTCGCCGCTTAAGTACGTGATTCAAGAGCCCCGTCGCGCTGACCATTGTGCCGACGAGTATGATTGCGGTCGCTTTCGTACCGATCGGGACCACTACGGAGTTGAACCAGTGAATCAGCTTCTCTCGCGCTTCCTTCGTGCCTTCGTTATTCTGCGAGGACGGATCGTCGACGATAACGAGGTCAGGACGATATGAACCGTGACGCTTACCGCGTAATTGCTTACCGGAGGACGACGCCTCGACCAGCGTACCGGACAGCGTAATGAACGCCTCTTCGTTGTCCTTCTCGTTAAGGTTATTGCGTTCGTGCAGCAACGGTCCGAAGTCCGCGCGTAGCTTATCATTAAACTTGAGCTGCTTGTTAACCCAGCCGATCAGCTTTTTCGATAGCGTATCCGTCTCGGAAATTACGAGAATATAACGCCGTTTCCGATAGGCCGTTTGATGCAGCGGCTCGGCGTTCGAGAACATGCCGGACTTTGAGTGGCCACGCGCTGCCGCTACCGCAAGCCTGGCGTTGCGCTCAACGTTATTAACGTGATTGCAGAGCGCAAAAAACTCCGTATGGATCGGCGCTATTTGTTCTAGCGGATCATGCGGAGTTCCGTCTTCGGCATGGCGTATAATATTGTCCTCATTATCCGGATTGCCGGCGTCGGATAAGTATTCGTACGTGAAGTACGCTACGTCATCCTCGGCGCGGTCAATCCGTCTAAGCCGTTTCAGCTCCGCGATGTCTGCGCGTAGTGATTCTTCGTGATACGTTGTCGCGCGACCAGTCCGTACGAGCTCACGCAGTTTAACCGCCCGTTCGCCTACGAGTTTGATGCGCTCAACACGCGCAGGCTTATCGAGCCATTCGTTATTTACATACGCCGTGTGAACGCACCTCCTTCGTTATTTATAGCTTCGCTTACTCCGTTCCATCCGCTAGCAGTCCGTCGAGTTCGTCGAGTTCAGCCGCTAGCTCCTCGTTACTGCGCGCGCTCCCGGCTTCCTTCGTCTCAACCGCTACCTGCTGCGTAATCAATCCGAATCTGCGGAAAAACAAGTCGATCGCTTTAATACTCGGCTGGCTACCGTCAATCGCGCGCATTAGCTGTCGGTATACTTTCGCACGGTCAGCGGATAAAAAGTCGTCCGCGAGGTAATTAACGTAATCAATAAAGGCGCGCTTTTGCGTGCGCCATTGATGCAGCGTTTTGCGTGATACGCCGATTTCCTCCGCGATAGCATCGAACGTTAAGCGGCCTTCTTCCGCTGCAAATTCGCGTTCTACGCACATAAGTGCGGCTTTCTGCTGGCGTCCGTCAAGCTGAGATTCTAGCGCGGCCTTGCGTTTGTCTGACACTGCGTTTCCTCCTCCGTATTTTAACGTGATATTTACGTTGAATTAGCGCTCGAATATCCGGACCATACGAATACACTCCGGAGGGCTTACGCAGGCTAATTCAACGGTGATTTAACGTGAATATTCCGTGCTTACGCGGCGATTAACGTGAGGCCGGCGATTTCCTCCGCTAATAGCGCGGTTAGGCGTTCGCGTTCACGCTGCATAGCGCGTTCGAATGCGTTGGATTGATCGAGCAAGCGCAGGACCGTTTCATGCGCCAGTCCCGAACGCTCAACCATGCCGGTGATGACCGCGTCGAAGCGTTCTTGCTTAAATTCTGGCGTGCGGCTGCGGAAATCTATAAGTGATGCGGAGTCTTTCGACGAGTTACAGCTAATACATACTTTTGCGAGATTCCAGCGCGTGTTGTATCCGCCTTGAATCATCGGTATAATGTGATCTATGTGAATAGCGCGTTTCGCCGGAACCGGGCCGTGATCCGTTCCGCAATATGCGCAGACATTTGGAAGATTGTAGACATCTAGCGCATCCTCAAACGTTAGGTCAGAAGGAACGCCAGCTTTCCGCGCTGCGTACGTCGAAGACATGTGAAACGTCTTATGCGGCTCTTTAGCGCGTGCTTTACGGACACGCTCCGCATGCTTACCGGGATTCCTTTCGCGACTAGCGCGGTTCCAAACGCGCATTTTAGCGAGGCAGCCTTCGCATGACTTGCGTCCATCAAGAATAACGACTTCTGCGTCCGATTTTGAACACGTAGAACAAGCCCTAGCGATACACATTTCGTGACCTCCCGAGGTTAAATTTTTGTGAGCAAATTCCGCACAGCAAACGTAACTTAGTCCTTTACCGCGCTTGGGGGTTACAGCGTTACTGCGGTGATACTTTACTGTAATAAAGCGTTAACGTGTCAACATGTTCACAAACATCCTACTTTTGTGGTCATGTACTTTACCTTGACACCCCCGTTAAACCCGCGCCCCGCCTACGTTTACCTTTCGTAAGTAACTACGTAATCGCCCGCGTTTGCACTATTCCGCACATTCTGACGTGTTTACATACGTTATTTTCACGTTACTTTAGCGCAGTACAGCGTTAATCCTGCACGGACCCCGCGAGTTTGCGGAGTGCGTCCGGCCTGCCCCGGCCTGCCCCGGCCTGCAACCGTAATGACGTGGTCCCTGTGCGCAGCCTATTCGGTCGTTATACGTTAATCTCCGCGTTATCCTCTTTCCCCGTTACCAGACGGAACCACACGTTCCCATTACGTTCAATCGCGTTCCTTCTAATAATGCGTAGGTATAAACGCTATCCTTATTAACACGTTACATTACCGCTATATCAGCGTGTGTGAGCGTATATGTACGTGACCCTAGCGTTTATACCTCCGCGCTATTAGAACGTCTGTATGACGCTGATAACACGCTATTCCTACGCTCGGGCAA